TCGCCCAACTCTGCGCCCTCGTCGTTGATGGTGGCGTGGAAAGCCTCAACAACGGGCCACTGGTGGTTACCCTTTAAGCCTGTCAGCAGGGGCGATCCGATAGCCGAAAGGATAGTTTTGTTATACAGGGGTTCTACGATGTCGTGGGTAGTCACCTGTGAGGGGTTAGTACCTGCAAGCCCACTACCGTAGGTTGAGGTATTACCGCCGAATGACTGCGCAACGGCACGGCTAATCTTCAACTCGAAACGCTTACCTGCATCCAGGCACTCGCGGATTTTAGCGTTAGCGTCCTCTACGTCCTCCTGGCGCATTACTGCGATAGTCTCGGTGTTAGCCTTGATCTTCATTTCCAGGATGTCTAACTCACGCTCAAGCTGCTTACGCTCGCCCTTTTCGGCATCGGTCAATGCCTCGCGCTCCTTGTCGTTTTCGAGATTCTGCGCCATCTCGTTAAGGCGGCCTTTGATAGCGTCTATGCGCTCGTAGGCTTCACGAAAATTAAATTTCTCCTTTTTCATCTTGCAGAAACTATTAAATTAAACAATATGCCACCTTAAACGGTATGGCTAATTCTCTCTCTAATCTCACGGATCGCCTCACGTTTCTTTGCAAGGTCAATCGTCTTAGGCTCCTGGGGTGTTTTTGGCTTTTCGTCGAAAACTATACCCGCGTCCTCCAATTCACGCTTTGTTACGTTAGTCTGCTCAAAAGCGGGCTTTGGCGTAATGGTAAAGTCGTAAACGTTATCAATACGCTTAACATGGCGCAACAGGATTTCTTCGCCATCTTCGGTTTTCTCACCTGTCTTTTCGTAGCTAACGGCGTTCTCGCTGTCCTTTTCATCTGTAGAGTAGATGAACGAGCAACCCGTAATATCGCCGCGTGCGATCAATTCCAGGGCCTTATCACCGTCAACGGTCTTAGGCATTTCACACCAGAACTTAACGCCTACGTTGTCGATCTCATACTGCAAAGTACCCTTGCCGTTCTTGCTACGGCCTAAGATCAGTTGGCGATCATGGAACATTGTTAGCATGATGTCGCAAGCGTCCAACGTCTCACGGGTAATGCAACCCGGCTCCAGGATTTCGTAGTAAACGCCTACCCACCAATCAAGCAAAAGACGGCTACGTACGCCAAACTTCAAAGCGTAGCCCTCGATAATGCGGCTTTCGCCTCCCTCTGACGCTTCGCGGACTTTCAGTTGTACTTCAAATCCGACGGCTCTTTTGTTAATCTTCTCCATTGTTGTTATTACTTTTAGATGCTGCGCCCTTAGTGATCTTCTCACTATCCAACGCTGCAAGGTTTGTCGAACATAATACGGTATCGCCTCCCTCAACTATCGGCTGATTCTCGATACGTCGCCAATCATTGATTGTATAGATGCCACTTTCAATAGTCAGCTTTTGATACTTCGCCATTGATTCCAAATCAAGCGAATAAATGCCCTTGCGGTCAAACTTGAAAATACGTTTGCAGCAAAGTGACTGCGGTATCAGCTTACGGGTAAACTCTGCCTCTATCCTTTTCAGGATCGGGTCAAGTGTCATTGACAAATAGGCTACGTTAGCCATTTCAGCCGATTTATAGTTGTTGCTTGTATCGTCAAATACAAACGACGGATGCACGCCAAAGAAACGGCAAATCTCCCTTACGGTAAACTTGCGCGATTCCAAAAACTGCATATCAGTGCTGCTTAGTGAAATCTGCTTAAAGTCAACCTGGCCGGGCAAACTTACGATATGCTCACCGTGAGAAAAACGGCTATCTACATCTACTGCGGTTTTCTCTAACTCTTCGTCCTGGTACTCACCAAAGCCCGTAACGCTCTTATCGTTGCTGATAATACCGCGTACGTTACCGCCATTGGTAAAGCGGTTCGCGGTCTCTTCGTCGCCCGCTGTCGCTATGGTCGTAGTACGTCTGGCGTGTTCTATCACGCTTTCACCTCTGCGCCCGTCTGAACTATGCAAGTACAGGTGTATAATCTCTGATTCCTTAAAAGTACCATACACACCACTATAAGGATCAGAAATAAAGTACAAGCCATTCAGGGTATCGTGGGTTACGGTGTTACGCGCACATAGTACCAGGTCTGTAAGTTCACCTAAAACGTAACGCGGATAGATATAGGCGTTACCCTCTAACAGCATCAGTTTAACCGCCATACTCCAGAAATCAAAGATACTCATTTCTGGTTGAGGCTGCACCGTCAAAAGATAGTGCAACGGGCTATTAACATCTTCCTGGTAGCGGTCATTCTTTAGTTTTAAGAACTGCAAATGCAGTCCGGCTACGCTGTCACTCAAAAGCTGCACGCAACGGTACACCGTCGCAATCGCCAACGGCTCACCGTAAGGATAGAAATAGTATTGCAGCCCTGCGCCTGTGCGCGGGGTTGTACGTGTTCGTGTCGGGGCTGTCTGGGCCTCACTTTCTTCACGCTTTGGTTTCCAAAACTTTAGAGTTTCAAGCCAATTAGCCATAAAATAGATATATCTTTTGGCGCAAAGATACACCTATTTAATGCGACTTCAAAATAGCGTGCGGCGCACTATGGTACAACGTGGCACAACGTGGTACATATTTGATTTTATTAAGAAAATAGTTTTTCGCTAATCCCTCCAAACCTTATAATACCGCCAATCTATACAACCCTGGCTGCACTCACAAACGCTGCACCCTGATATAGTGCAAGTGCCTTGATCTCCGCTTTCCGGCTGATAGGCCAAACAGGTACGACAAACCGCTACTTTCATGTCTTACAGGATTACTTGTTAAGTACCAGAATCGTACCCGTTATGATCGTCAAAGCGGCTTCACGGTTAAAGCCGTAATCAGCTACAAGTCTATCGGCTGTTGTGCTGCCAGATACACCGTTTTTAAGATCAGTCATTACAACCGTCAAAACCTCCTTGCTGAATTGTGCAAATGTCTGTGCCATACTCTTTACGTTTATGGGTAGGGCCGTAGCCCTTACCCTGGTTAATACTTAATTTCTTAATCTTCTCTCTATCGTATCTGTAGCCCTAAAGCCCTCACGCCAACCTGTATAAGACTTACCGATTACCTGGCTGTATCTCTCTTCAAAGAAAAATACACTGCTATCTACCAAAGTATCGTCCTGGCAACTAAACCAAACCCACTGATATTCACTGCTACCAGAACGCCCGCTAATATTGTTCATACCAAAAAACCATCCGATTTGTGGGCGTACATACTTACCGTCTAAGTTATAATAACCCTCTTTGGCGTAACGCGGATTAAGTTCAAATCTAACTCCGCATTTCTCTGTAAACTCTTTAAGTTGCTTGTAAGTAATCATAACCCTTATATTTTTGCTGTTAATATTCTGTGATCTCTTTAGGTAGGGCGGGGCCGTAGCCCTCACCCTGGTTAGTGCTAATCGTTAGTGATATTCAAATTAGCCATTTCGTTAGCGTCGAAAGTATAGCCGTGCTGTGCCATTACCTTAACCGCTGCACGCTTCGCGCCTGATACGGTCTTATAGAATTTACCGATAGTAAACCAATACTCGCCATCCTGGATAGCAAATACCATGATTTCATCCTTACGGCCACCGTTCAAAAAGAACTCAACCGCCTTACGCTCTGAATTGTTGCACTTGATCATTGTCATAACTCTTATTTTTTTATTGTTATTATCTTTATTTCTATGTTACAAAGGTACACAATTTTCTGTACTTTTGCAAGTTTTAGGGCTATTATTTTCTATCCTTTAACATTATTTAGTATAGTAAATACTATACTTTTTGAAAGAAAACACTATATTTGCACCCGAAAACCTTTAAAAAGTAAGAATTATGCGAATAAAAGACGTATTGAAAGAAAAAGGGCTGAAACAACAGGACTTAGCCGAAAAGATGGGTATTAGCCTGTCAGCCGTTAAACAAATGCTCGGTGCTGATTCCCTCACCACCTCAACACTTGAAAGGATCGCGGCTGCTGTAGATGTACCCGTGTGGCAATTCTTCATCAGCCCTGACGATCTGGCTAACCAGGTAGGCGGTAATTCGTTTTGCTGCCCTTATTGTGGCAAACCACTAAAAATTACAGGCGCATGAGCAAAGAAGAAAAAATAAAGTTTCTAAAGTCTCACGGATGGTTTCAAATTTGGACTGATGATTATTGGTCTGATAGGCCGTGTGAAGATAATATGGCCGGACTACCCTTAAATATCGCTTATAATATGGCGTTGCAAAAATGCGCAGAACAAAACCGCAAGACTAAAATAAAGAAAAAGTCAGAAATTACGGCAAATCTATTTTTCAAATTCAATGGGCGTTGCTATCTTACCAATCAGGGAAATATAAATAATCCCCTGTTTGACTTAAATAAGTACCGCAAAAATGCGATGCCGCGAATTGTTAGAAATACGGACGAACTTCTAATATACCTGCCAAAATACAAATCAGCGGTATTCAAACTTTTTGGAAATAACTATCAACCGCTTATAAATGAAAATAAACTGCTGCTAAAAAGAATTGACGCATAAGCAACGAATTAATACAATACCAAAAAAGGCGGGCTAAGTA